TATAGCACAAGATGTAGAATTTAGAGGAATATAATGGGATACCCTAAAAGAAAAAACGACATACAAATCTATAAAGGTAAGAAAAACACCGATAGAAGACAGGAATTATTGGATAGAATAACAAAATCCGATACAAATCTACCTGAACCTATTTTACATGATGATTTAGATTTAGGTATGTTGGAATTTGTTGGAAAGAACTTTAAGGTTGTTTCAGATGGTGAGGAAATTCCAATAATTAAAAAAATATTAACAATACAAAGATGGGGTGAATTTACAAATAATTGGGAATTTTCAGATGATGATAATAATATGAAATTACCTTTTATTGCTGTAATTAGAAAACCAGAAGTATTACCCGGAACAAATCCTGCGAATCAAAGAACAATACCTGAAAGAAGAAATTTTCATTATGCAACAGTATCAACATGGGATGGTAATCAAGTTGGGGCTGATATATATAAAATACCACAACCAATTGCTGTTGATTTAAGTTATGAAGTAACCATAGTATGTACTAAATTTAGAGAATTAAATAAATTTAATGCAATTGTGATGAAGAAATTCGCGTCTAGACAAGCTTACACTTCAATAAAAGGTCATTATATACCAATTCTTTATGAAGGTGTTGATGATAGTTCCCCAATTGATTTATTAGATGGTCGTAGGTTTTATATTCAAACATATAAATTTTTATTATTGGGTCTTTTATTAGATGAAGATGAATTTGAGGTTAAACCAGCAATAAATCGAGTGTTTATTATGCAAGATTTTATTAAAGATGGTAAAACAGCTAAAAAATTAATAAACCCTCAAGTAAATACCGTTACAGTTTCACTTACTGGTAATGGTACCCAAACACAATTTAGTGTTGGTGAACTTATTGGTCAATTATTTGTTGTATCTATTAATGGTATTGTTCAAGAAAAAGATATACAATTTTATCATATTAACACCACTTCAAATATAACATTTGTCTCACCACCACTTGATGGTGATAATATTCTTATAACATATTTACCATATAAACATAGATATCTTGACACTTATGGTGCTCCATTACATTTCAATAATGAAACATTTGAATATGATGGTTCTTCGTTAATTTTTACAACATCATCTGTAATAAAAAATATTATTTATATTACAGTTAATGGTATTATTGATATTGAAAATGTTGGGTATCTTTGGTCAACACCAAACACTATAACAATGGAGGGTGGTTTAGTGAATCCATCTTATATTAGTATTTTATATTCATATTAAGATATACATCAATTACTCAACCTATTCACCGTATATATCTTTCTTTTTCGGTGAACAATGTTGATTTATCCACTTTTCAATTACCTTATAAATTTTCAAACCATTATCATCACAGTATGTTTTTAACATAACATGGTGTTTCTCACTTATTTTGATATTTTTATTATTTGTTTTCATATAATAGATAAATAATGATAAATAAAGATAAATTACTATCTTAAAAAAATAAATCGTAGAAATCTTTGGGTAAAACATAGATATTTATTATATAAAGTAATAAGAATAACTAAAAAATAATTATAATAGATATGGCAAACTCAAACAAAACATTCGTATCTGCTGGTGTATACACCTCAGAGAAGGATTTAACATTTGTAGCCCAAAGTGTTGGGGTTACAACTTTAGGTTTAGTTGGTGAAACTTTAAAAGGACCAGCTTTCGAACCAATATTAATAAAAAATTTCGACGAATACAGAACATATTTCGGACCAAATACACCTACTAAATATGGTAATGGTAATCCAAGATATGAATTGGGTTATGTTGCAAAATCATATTTACAAGAATCTAGTCAACTTTTTGTTACTAGAGTTCTCGGTAAATCTGGATATAGAACTAACAAATCATTTGGTATTAAAACCTTAGGTGGTGTTACTGTTGATTTAGTAACCGCACCATCAGTAGCTACACCTGAAACGGGAATAGCTAATGATTTAAGTGATTACACATTATTATCTGCATTATCTGGTAAAACATCAATAGATGGTACATTAATTCCTGCATATGTAAATACAATTATACCATCAGATGGTGATTGGTTTACTATTGGATATGTTGAACCAGCAAACTTATTAGTTGAAGCTGACAGATTATCATCACCAATTGGTGATTTTAATAACAAAAACTGGTATAATAACTTTTTTGTTGGTGAACCAGTAACTGGTGTTGAATCTTATTTATTTGAATACGAATCAATAAATTCAGGTTGGACAGTTACACAATATACATTTGCTGCTGAAACAAATACCGAATACGATGATTTAATTGTTGCATCTTTTAGATCAAGAGGTTCATATATTTCAGAAGTGTTAACCTTAGAAGTTGATAGTGACGCTTCATTTTTGATATCGTCAACTGATTTTAGTAATAACCCATTGGGTGAATTTACATTATCCGTTACTGGTACAACAGGGGGTGCATTATCGTACACATGTTCATTAGATACAACATCACCAAAATATATTACCAAAGTTTTAGGTTCAAGTGTATTTGATAAAAGTAAAGTTAATTTCCCTGTTTATGTTGATGAAACATACCCTAAATTATTGAAATCACTTTTTGAACAAGGTTTAATTCGTGGTTTAAGTACAGATGTTGTATATCATTCAGTTAATACAGACTTCATTCATGAATGGGAAACACCAGGATCACCAACCGTTGTTTCGGAAATTAGAGGTGGTAAAGCGGATCCGTTATTTGATGTAATTAGTATATCAGATGGTGATTCAGCTAATGTTGAAATAAAAATAACAATCCAAAATATAAATATTGAAACGGGTGAATTTGATATATTAGTTCGTGATTTTAATGACACGGATGAAAATGTAGTATCTCTTGAGAAATTTTCAAGATGTTCGATGAATCCTGATTTACCTGGGTATGTAGCTAAAAAAGTTGGTACTGTTGATGATGAATATCAGTTACGTTCAAAATACATAATGTTAAATATGTATGATAATGCACCTGTTGACGCATTTCCTGCCGGATTTAAAGGTTTTACATCTAGTTTACTTTCTACATCAAAAATTGGTGAAGTTATGTATAAAACATCATATTACGAATCTGGTGACGTTATTAGATATACAATAAATGGTCAACCAATAACAACAAACGGAGATAAAGTTAGAAAAGTGTCTTTAGGTTTATCATCACAAATTGGATTTGATAGTGATTTATTCCATTATAAAGGTGTAGCTGCAAATTCTACAACCCTTGGATTCCACTTATCATCAAATGCACCTATTGATGAATTTAAATCAACACCATATGATTTGGAAGGTACTGAAAAAGGTCTTTTAGAGAATATTAATTACCGTAAATTCACATTTGGAGTTTGTGGTGGTTTTGACGGTTGGGACATTTATAGAGAAGATAGAACAAATGGTAATGGTTATATTTTCAATAACACAACAATAACAAATACATATTATAGAAATTTAATTACTAATGGTGGTGTGTTCAGTGATTCTGTTGGAACTTCTGACCATTATGCATATTTAGAAGGTTTTGAAACTTTTTCAAATCCTGAATCTATTGATATTAATGTATTTGCAACTCCGGGTATTAACTACTCTGACCATAGTGTGTTAACAACATCAGCTATTGATATGATTGAAGAGGATAGATCAGACTCAATTTATATTATAAATGCACCGAATTTACCTTCAAGTGATGAAGTTATTTCATCATTAGATGATGTAGGTATTGATAGTAATTATTCAGCAACATATTGGCCTTGGATACAAGTTAAAGATACAGATAATGGAACACAATTATATTTACCACCAACAGGTGAGGTTATAAGAAATATAGCATTAACTGATAATGTTTCTTATCCATGGTTTGCATCAGCTGGATATTCAAGAGGTTTGGTAAACGCCATTAAAGCTCAGAAAAAATTAAGATTAGATGAGAGAGATGACCTTTATAAAAATAGGATAAATCCAATTGCAACTTTTTCTGATACCGGTGCTATTATTTGGGGAAATAAAACTCTTCAATTAAGAGAATCAGCATTGGATAGAATGAATGTTAGAAGATTATTATTAAGAACAAGAAAATTAATTTCAGCTGTAGCTGTTCGATTATTATTTGACCAAGACGATGAACAAATAAAAGGAGAATTTATAAGATTAGTTAATCCAATATTGGAAGCAATTAAAAAAGAAAGAGGTTTATATGCTTTTAGTGTTAAAATAATAGATGACCCTGAAGATATTGATTCAAATACTTTAAGAGGTAAAATTTATATTAAACCAACTAGAAGTTTAGAATTTATAGATGTTGAATTTTTATTAACACCAACTGGTGCATCATTTGAAAATATCTAAAATTAGAATTTAATTAATAAAAAGAGGTTGGATTTATTTTCAACCTTTTTTTTATGCAAAAAGGTGGCCCGGTATAGTACTAGTATTTTTTTATTTAAATAATAAAATATATAAAGAATTTACTAGTATAATACTAGAATTTTTACCGGACCATGAAAAAATAAATAAAATATTTGACAATATCAAGTTTTCTTGTATATATTTTTTAATAAAAAAGAGGTCCGGTATAGTACTAGTACTTTTTTTATTATTGTTTTATATTTAT